ATACAAGAAGAAAACCTAAAGGAAAACATGCGTCGAGTTCAGGCGCAGTCAATGTAAAATGCAAGAACAACGAGTAATCAAGCCAGCCAAAGAAGACTGGATAAACAAGAAATGGCGACCCGCCATGGGCTGGATGTACATGGCAGTCTGTATCACAGACTTTGTCATATTTCCTATTCTATGGTCTCTGCTTCAGCTCTATGGTCAGGGTGAGGTAAGATCACAATGGAATCCAATTACACTTTCGGGTGCTGGGCTATTCCACATGGCCATGGGTGCTGTTCTGGGTATTGCTGCCTGGAGTCGTGGTCAGGAAAAGATGACCATGAGCCAAACCAACTCAAGTTATGCACCAGGTCCATCTTATCAGCCGCAACAGTTCCCTCCAACCCAGAGAGACATGCAGATTGAGATTGAGCGTGAACAAATGTCGCAGACTCCCATGGATGTTCCGCGAGTAGGACCCAAGCCCAATGTACGCAGACCATAAAAGGTAAGACATGGCCAGACAATCAGCCAAAGGCAAAGCCAAATCAGGACTCTTAGACGCCTTCAAACTCAGCACAGGAACTGGAGCTGCGAATGTACAAGAAGATGACCAACCCAAGGCATCTGTAGCCAAACGCGGAGCAATTCGCGAATTTGGCGCAGGGGTGGCCGATGTCGGTCGTGTCCTTCCTGCCATGGGTGCCGATATGTTTGGCAAACTGGGTCAGTGGTGGAAAACTGGTGAATGGGAAGATTCGCCAGAACCAGAAACTCCCAAGAAAGAAAAGACTGAGGCCAAGAAAAAAGACAAACCTGTCGCAGGCAAAGAAAGTCGTGACCCAGATAGTCTGAAGAAATTGCTGGCATCTAATCTGAGTCAGCAAAGTGTTCTAGAGAAAATTCTTTCTGAGATTTCACTGCTTAGAAAAACTACAGAGAGTGGTCAGAAGGACAGGAAACGCGCACCACGTGACATGGGTAACCTATCACGGTTCATGAACGCTCCTATCTCTCCTTCGGTAAGCAAACCACAGAGCGCCAGAACTGCGTTGTTCGATGCCAAAGGCGACGCCATGAAAGGCGAAATTGCTGACATCGAAGCCAAGGAAAAGGAACAGCTACAAAGACAGGCTTTGGAAGCTCAGGCTGAAGGTTCAGGTCCTGGACTGACTGATCTAATACCTGGTATGCCAGGCAAGGGAACAACCGTAGGTAAAGCTCCTGTTCCAGGTGGTGCCGCTGCAGGTGGTGGATTCCTGGGCAAGGCAGCTCGCTTCATGGGTGGCAAAGGCGGCGTGATTGCTGCTGGTATTACTGGCGCCATTGGCGGTGGATTATATGCCTATGACAAATTCACCGAAGCCAAGGAAACCGAAGAAGCAGCCAAGGAACAGGCCAGAGAGGATCTGGCCGCAGGAAAGATAAGCAGTGCCGACTATAACAAACAGGTTCAGCTAGCTCAGGACAAGGCTACCATTACCAAGTCCGAAGGTGTTGGCGGAGGCCTGGGTCGCATGGGCGGTGCCATGGCAGGCGCCAAAGCTGGTGCTATGATAGGTACAGCATTTGGTGGTCCTATTGGAACCGTGGCTGGTGGACTGATTGGTGGTGCTGTTGGTTATTTTGGTGGTGGCAAGCTCGGTGAATGGCTTGGCGGAAAAGCCGGTGAAGCACTAACTGGTTCTGAGACAGCCAAGCCCAGCAATCTTAGCAGTCAGGGTAGTTTCTCAGTATCTGGTTCCGAGGGTAAAGTAGAAGGCATGCACAAGGACGGCAAATACTATATCAATGGACAGGAAGTCAGCGAGAAAGACTATCAGGCAGTGCGTGAAAAGTATGGAGTCGGTCAGAGTCCTGCGGCTGCTAATCTGCAGTCAGGTAAGCCTCTGAGTTTTGATGATATGCTAAAGGCTGGAAAATCCAGCAGTAATATTCAACCCGTGAGTGCTGCACCAACAGGAGCGGCATTACAGCAACTAAGCGTTGTAAACAAAGAAATGGCCGCAAGTCCTGCGGCCCCAACCATAATCAATAACAACACAACTGCTGCAGCACCTGGTGGCGGTCAACCTGGTGGTATCATACCATTGAAGCCAAGTGTGCGTCCAGAAGCAAGTTCATTGACTCGCTATCTGGATCGTGTTAGTGCTTATTGATCCTCGTCTGTAAATTCAATCTCTTCGATAAGGATGCCTTGATCACGGGCATCCTCACGCATCTTCTTCATGAACCATTCTAACCTTTCCATGCACTGATTAGCGCCTGGCATTTCATCATCCTTGTAGGCTCCGCGATGCGCAGCCAGATTGATGAGCATGTAGGCGATAGCAATGTCATTGGGAGTTAGTTTTTTGTTCATGTTAGTCCTCATTGGCCAGACGACTGAAATAGCTAAGGCTATCACCATCGTCGTCAAAATTCATTTCACGCTTAGGAGCAGGTGCTGCTGGTTTAGCAGTCTGACGAACCTTGGGCGTGTCTGGCTCAAAGGGAGGATCATCCTCATCCAAGGCAGTCTCTTCGGCACGAACTGCAACCTGACCCTGAACGTTCAGGACCATGTCTAGCTTGCGCTTGAGATCGTCATAGCTCTTGAAATGGCGTGGATTCAGGAAGTCCTGCAGGCTGTGCTGGCTACCCCAGATTTTTTCAATCTTGGCGTCATCACTGGCAACTGCACTGGGGCGATCAAATTCTGATCTGTCATAGTTGCGATAACCTGCAACATTGGTGATCTTGAGTTTGAAGTTTGCGCCTTCCCAGAAGTCGAAAGGATTGATAGGATCTTCGTCCTCAAACTGAGGTTCGGTTACGTCCTTGATCTTGTCCCAGATCTTTTTGCCGAACTTGAACAAGAATACCTTGCCTTCGTTCTCTGGACGGTTCTTATCGCTTACAACCAGAATATTTACAATGTACTCTAGCTTGCGCTTCTGTGCGCGAGCGATTTCTTTGTTGGCATCAGTACCACTGTTCCAGAGTTGCTGGTTCAGTTCGCCAACGGGATCGTTCTGACCCAGAGTGGTAAGGCTGTTTTCAATATACCATTTACCAGTGGGTCCTTTGAAGGCATGTTTCCAGACACGAACGAATGGAAATTCTTCGCCTTGTGGTGGAGGAAGGAATCTGATTACTGCGTAGCCGTTACCAGCTTTGTCTACTTCGGGAGTCCAGAAGCGGTCGTCGTCTTTTCTTTCGCCGCCCTGTGGTTGACTGATTCGCTCTACTTCTTTGACTAATTGGCTAAAACCTCCGCGAGCGTTGCGTAGTTCAGCTAGACTTTTGAATGCCATGGTATTTCTCCGTATTTGAAAGTATTAGATTTGTATTAGCGTCGTTTGTTATGCGTATCATAATAAAGATTTGCATCAAACTCATCATCTACATCTACCTCACCACTTTTATATGATGAAGCCAGATTATATATAAGCTTCTTATGTTTGTCAATGCGCGAACCCATGCCTTTCTGGACTTTATGTAATTTAGGTTCACGGTCAAAATTTGCATTACGTGTCTTGTTCATAACTGTAATTCAGTTTTCCTCCTCATTGGAAATAGTCAGATAAGGCCACTGACTGACTCTTTTGGTAAGATCCTGTTGATTTTTTGCGCATTTGATTAGATACTTTTGCGTCTCTCTGATGGTCATCATCAGAGCCATGAGCTGTTCCTGCTGATCGCTTACTCGATACTGTAGGTCCGCCACTGTTTCCTCCAGTGCTCGTATCTTCTCGCTCTTGGAATCTAAATCGTGTTCTAAAAATTTCGTTGTAGCGTTCATGTTTGATCTTTAGAAATGGTTCATATTTTAGTATGAGCCTCCTTGTGTCAGGCCAGATAAGTGTGTCTGCAATACCAAGATTTGTAATGCTATGTTTGGTTATCTTGTTCAGTATTGTCAGTGTTTCCAGACTAACATGACCTCCCAGATAGGATCTTAGTATATATGGATGATTGGGCCCAGAAAACTCAATAATGTCGGTCCATTCGGAACTGTGCTCTGCCAGAGAATCACATTCATTGGTGAACAGGTAACCCAGTCTTTCCTGCTTGCCCAACCAATCCAGGTACACAGCATTGGCGTTCTCATCAAACAATCCGCCCCAGCGATGTCCAGCTACAAAGTTGGACACCAAGAGATTTACAATTTCGGATTCCTTGTATTTGCGCGCCAGCTTTTCAATGGCATACAGGTCTTTTCGGGTTTCAAAAGTTCGACGACTACAACGTACTCGACCTTTGTGTTCGAACACATCATAATTATCGGTTGTGAAGTGAAGTTTGAGAGCCAGGTAGTATCGGTATACTTGAAATGAGTCCATTAGCAACTATGACAAATAACAAAAGGTTTGAGGATGTATAAAACTCCCGTCCAGAGCACGGTCAACAGTATGCAGTATAAGGCAAGCTGCCAGAGGGGTCGATTGTTATCGGGTATCATACGCTAAAACTGTTACCACAGCCGCAGGTGTTGGTCACATTGGGATTGCTAAAAACAAAATTTGCTGAATATAGATCTGATTTGTAGTCCAGGGTAGCTCCTTCAAGCATGCTTAGACTATGCGGATCAATAACCACAGTAGCACCTGTATCCGAAGTCAGGACCAGATCTTCGTCCTCGGCCAGGCTGAAAGTAAAACCATACTGAAAGCCACTACACCCACCGCCCTGCACAAAGACACGCACAGGGTCTGCGGTTGCTTGTTCATGCTGGATCTCTGAAATTTTCATCCAGGCGCGTTCGGTGATGTTCATAGAGGTAGCTTTCCTTTGCCTCCGCGTGGCTTGAGTAGGTTAGCTTCTTCGGCTTCAACACGAATCTTTTCTTTGAGACTGCTGCTAACCAGTTTAGATATACCTTCTAGGTCAATACCTGCTTCATTGCAATACTGAATCACACTTTCCATGTAACCAGCTTTGGTTTCAACTACTCGTGTTTCAATATAAAGACTGAAATCATTGGCAGTTCGAAACTGCTTGGTGATGATCAGTCCATCAGTTAGTTCATTATTTTCTATCATATAACCTCAGGTGTATCGGTAAGACTGTCTGGACCATAGGTTGCTCTAAACAGGGCTATGGCTTCACTTAGACTGTTGGCTGTAACAGTTTTGGTGACAGGAGTCATGTAATCGCGAAGCATAAAAATTCCCTGGTACTCACCACCAGGTGAATCAGGACCAGGCTCAAGCTGACTAGGGCTGTAGCCAGTACCCAGAATGACGTTTGGAGCTGGACCAGCGTTAGCGTTATAGGTGCGCTCGCCTGGGCCAGGTTTCCTTAGTACATTGACCGTGGTTTGTTTGCTATTGTTCAGACTAACCAGGTACTGAACATTTGCTCTGTAGGTTGCCATACTGTTATTTATCTATAGAAGATATGTTTACCAATCTTGGTTATACGTTCTTTCTTCCAACCAGGGTTTACATAATCTGCATGATAGTATAGAGCGTCTTTGAGCTCGGGTATTGCATGTTTGTTACTAAGAAACTTTCGGGCGATTTCCTGGCTTTCTCTATAGGCTAAGTCAGTGGGTTTGGGTTTACTGACATTCTGGCACTTCCAGCTGAACTGGCAGACCTGAACCTTTTTCTTCTTCTTTACAGTCTTTTGACTTACAACCTTGCAAATTGAATTTGGAAAATCACCAGAGGCTACACGATTCATGGTAACCTGGGCCACTGCTAGCTTGCCCTTCTTGGGTTCAATGCCAGCCTCATAGTAAATGTTATTGGCTAAACAGATCTGCTGTTTCTTGATCTCGGCCCTGACCTTGTTGGACTCAGGGTAGGTATACTGTGTATATGCCTGCTTGTTTAGATATTTGCGAACTTTATGTTTGGTCCAGTCAAATGTTACTTCATAGATTATGTGACCAATAAAACTGGCCACAATGAGCATGAAAAATAATCGAACAAACGTTCCCATTCGAGAACTCCAAAATCATTATATATGGGGGCCGTCTGGATCAAATGGGTCAAGCATGGGCTTGACAAAATTTACCAGGGCCATTCTGTATTTACCAGCACTGGTTGGATCTGAAGCATATCGACGTAGTCTATCACTGACTGTAACCTCACGCGGCAAATCAAAAAAGATTGGTGTACAAACAATGACGTTGGCAATCAGTTCTACTAGGTCAAATAGTGCCACGGTTGGGTAAACCATGAGCTTGGCTTGCCAGGGTAACTGATCGATGTTTCTGGCTCGATCTATGTTCATCATGGCAACATACAGTATCCAAAGACACCAAAGTATGTAAATCATGGTAAGCACTGTACCTAAACTTATCCAACTGATCCAGCTAAGTATTTGCTCCATGATTGTCCTGATTATTTTAGGCTAGAATGATAAGCACGGGCAGGACGAAAGCCAGAAATCCTGGCAATAGCATTCCTTTATCCATGATAAACTCCTTTTCAAGGGTGGTGGGAATGTTTCTGTTGCCAAGTACATTCCCAAAACTCCTGCTTACCTTTTTTAGGCAGCTAGCGCGAAAACTTCTTCGTTTGCGGCTATTGGCTTGCTAGGATTACGTCCTTCGCCTATCGGGTTGTCCACTTACTTACTATTTGCCCCGTCGAAACCTGTACAGGCCCATCAAATAATCTCTCAGCCGACCTTTCGGTATTCTACGGAGAGAGACCATTTGGTGGACCTGGGCGGAATCGAACC